TCAAATTGTCTAGCATCTAACAGTCCTTTCAAAATATGTTGGTCAACAAACCAGTAGATTGGTTTCTTGAATGCTTCGATCATACTGCTTGATAATTCTTTTTTAAATTTATCACCGGGATCACCTATTCCGGGTGTGACACAACTTGCAATGTACACACTTGGGTCTTTAGGTTTACGCATTGCCGCAGGTATTGTTGTGACCTCTTTAAATTCTTCCAATGGTATTCGTTCTCTAGCAAGTCCGTCAGCATCTAGTTGTAATACATGTTGATATCTTTCAAAAAATTTATCAAAGTAAAAAAATCTTGCACTAGAAAGATAAATTTTTCGTTTTAATTCATCATCTGACTTTGTGTTACAAATTTCTGGACCTCTACCGAACATTGGATGCTCTTTTGCGAGTTTGAATTGGTCATAAAATTCTTTATTATGAATTTCATAGGTGTATGTTATGTTTTCGTTGTCTATTAAGTTTTTTAATTTATGTGTTTGATTATATTCATAAATTATGTGTACGTGTACGTGTATGTGATTCTGTCTGTTCAACGATAAAGTGCTTTTTGCCAAGTATTGACCATGTTCAGTCCAGTATGATGGGTCACAACTGAAAAATAACACGTGTGATTTTTTTATTGGCAGGTCTCCTTTAATTTCTTGTTTATCAAAAAGCATTTCTTGTCTCTTTCCTTTTTATTTTTTCTTCTTCTGTTGGTCTACAAAAAGAATGTGTACCTTTCATTTTCTTAGAATTCCAATATTTGGGATTTATTCTACAATAACTTGTATTTGAATATGTCAGAGAACAACTAATGCTGTTTATCACAACATCAGGAGATAGAACACCCGAGGCCCACACCCAATCTATTAATCTTTGTGCACCTTGGGGTTTTATTATGTAACCATGACTACCTTTAATGCTTGTTTTGTTATACAATTCCAATCCTGACACAGGTGGACGCTTGTCTAAAAAGATTGTGACATCTTCGCCACGATCTACTTGTACTTCTTCGTCATAGTTTGTTGTGAGTCTACTTAATCTATCTAGATGACAAACTTCTGTAAATTTTGCTGTAATTGTTGAAGGTATAGGTCTTATTACGACAGCATCATGTTCAAAAATTAAAATTGGTTTCTTAATTGCTATGCTTTTTTTCCATAAAATAAGATGAGATATTAAGCATCCTATCGTGCCTTGATTCAATATTTTAATTCGGTGATTAATTTTAAATTCTTTTAAATTGTGTTCACGCCATGCTGAATCTATCTGATTGCCATGAACAGCAGGAAATATTTCAGGATTTAATCCAAATTTTTTAGCAGAATCCATACAATCTTTTGCCAATGTTTCGCTGATAGTATTTCCCTGCATAGTGATTATGTAAGATGGGATATTCAAGTTCATTTTGAATATTTATTGGAATGTTTTTTTGGGATATGTTATATAGAAGCGTCTTCCATACCAGCAACTCTCAACTTGACTATGTTAGTCATTTGCCATTGCTTTTGATCAAGTCCTTTAGTAATACCTAACCATTTATTTCTTAACAGAGCGAATTCATTGATAATTTTTTCATAATCAACCACATCAGACTCACCGTCTACATATTTTTCAACATCTCTGCTTGATAGTGCTCTTTGATAATTTTCTAAATATTTTTTGAAATGTTTTGAGCGTAATCTTCTTAATTCTATGTTCATGTATTGAAGAATTGCTTCGATTTCTTGCAGTTGGTTAAATCTTTGTTCAACAATACCAGGCATATCTGCTGACGCTTTTTCAATATTACCTCTAATTCTTATTTCTGATTTTGCTTGTTCTAATTCGTTTTCATAATGTCTGATGGCATCAGGAATAACACCAATATCTTTTGCTATTTTCTGATACCACCCAGCCATTAATAGTCCTCTTCTTCGGAATCTGTATCCAAATAATATTGAATTGCTCTGTCTAGATCATCGTCTGCTCCTAAGGCATCTTGAAAATCTTCATCTTCAACACCATAGTCTGCCATTAAATCTACAAATTTTTCAGCAATAACTTCGACAGGTTGTTTTCTGTCCATGTATTCTCTAAAAAATTGCCAAATTTCAACTACCTGAGTTCCTTCAATCATTTATTCCTCAACTGCGTTAACCGTTTCTTTGTCTTCTTCAGGCATTAATTTGTTAAAATCTTTCATGATATTGTCTAACAATTCTCCACCTGATTCCCAAACTTTTCTATATTCTTTAGTTTCTGTTCCTTTTGAATCAACATATTTAAGTCTGTTACCGTCTTTTACTAATATACCTTTTTTCTCAAAAAGATCTACAAGTCCTGAGTAAGGATTCATTCCAGTTTCATATGGAATCTTAACTTGTACACCTTCAAAAGGTTTAGCATATCTAGTTTTCATAACTTTACAGCCGGCTCTGATACCTCTTACATCAGTAACTTTGTTACCATCTTCATCTTCTTTTAGTTTCAATTTTTTCATTGCTACTACAATTGAAGAAGCATAGATAAATCCTTGTCCACCTGATATCTTATCATCTGGATCAAACATATCTTGCGATGCGTATGTGTGGTTTGTAGCAACAAGTCCTACATTATGACTACCAAACATATTAACACAGTTTCTTACAAGTGCTGTAAGTGCCTTAGGTTTTCTACCCATGTCACCTTTCATATCACCTTTTGTAAACTGATCAACATCAGTTGGAGTCAACAACATACCCAAACTATCAATAACAAATAATACTTTTGGTCGGTCTTCGTCACTCATTGCTTTATAATCATCCATAAATGTTGATACTGTTTTAGCAACATCATCAATCATACTCATGTTTAATTTTAATAATTTTTTCTCATCAGTGTCTACGTTTAATGCTTGTAACCAAGTTTCATCTAGTGCGTTCTCTGAATCAATTAATACTACAAAGATACCTTGATCCTGTGCCGCTTTTACAATGTTACCAGAACAAATATATGACTTACCTGCTCCTGATTCACCTGCGAATACAGTTACTTTTCCTAATGGAATACCTTTGTTAAAATCACCACTTACCAAATAGTTAAGTGCGTAATTGCCTGTAGAGATCCAATCTGTTGGATCATGAAACCCAGCACTCATTCCAGTGATGGATTTTGTTAAAGTTTTTCTAAACTTACTAACGTCAAATGCCTTTACCATAATTTTTTACCTTTAAGTTGTGTGGGGAGTTGCCTCCCCACAATGTGCTTATTATTTTTGTTGTCTTGCTCTTATCATTGCTAAGATGTCCTCTGCTTTTCCGCTTGATTCAGCAGTTGGCTTTGGTGCTTCTTGCTTTGTTTCAGTAACTGGTTGTGCTTTCACTTCAGCCGCTGGTGCTGGAGTTTCTGCTTTCGGAGTTACTGGATCGCCAGTTCTTGATGACAAGCCTGCCGGTCTAAAGTATTGACCAAATTTATCTTGATCATATGCTTCACCGTCAACAGATGCTTCAAACATCTCCTTCATAACCTTAACTTCTACTTCGTTAGGTTTTTTAGGAAGGAAATCACTAAGATTGAAAAGAGTATTGCTTTCAATCGCTTTGTTTTCTTCTTCTGTTAATGGAGTAGATTTTCTAGACCATGTTGATGTTGAATAATCAGCATATCCGCCTTTGGATGTTTTGATAATTCTAAAATCAACACCGTTCACAGAATCAGTTGGAAGGTCTTCCATATCTGGATCCATCAATGCTCCTTTAATTATTTGGAATATTTGTGGACCAATTATGAATCTTCTAATTGGATTCTCTGGAGTGTTTTCTTCACCGATTGGATCGTCTTTCACAAAACCTTGGAAAATGTAACTTCTTTTCTTCCAATATTTTCTTCCTAAATCTTCTAATTTAGGATCTTTGAACCATCCTCTTACTTCGGATAAGATATTACAAGACTCGCCGTACATTTCCATACATGGAACTTGTACTTGAACTGGTCTTGAATCAGTTTCACCTTTGATTCCTGCGAAAGGTAATTTGATCATTAACCTTTCTTTCCAGAAAAAAGTGTTTTCTTTGTCACCATCTGGCAAGAAACGAACAGTTGCCTGTTCTCCTTCTTTTAGATTCCAAAATGGGTAAATGGCGTTGTCTCCGCCTGTTCTTGATGAAGAGCCACCTGATTTAGATTCTTGTTCTTTCAGTTTTGCTCTTATCTCTTGTAGTGTTGCCATAATTTAAGCCTCCTTTATTGCCTGTTTATTATATTATGTGCCTTTAAAATATTAGTATAGCACAAGACAAACATATTGTCAAATATATACTAATATTACTATTTAGTCAACCTGAATTGGTAAACTTAATTACTGAACGCCTGCTAATTTTTTGATTTTGGCAATTTCTGGATCTTTGTTTGCCATTAAGTCTTTGATTGTTTCTTGTGCAGTTGCCACAGCACTGTCACCAAACTTCTTTTCTACTGAAGTCAGCACTGCTGTTTCACCTTTTGGAAATTGGTTTGATGTGTAGTCAAAGAAACTTTTCACAAAGTCTTCAACAGTTTGCTCTTTGTCTTTGAATGATTTTTCTTCTTGATCTTCCATACCAAATTTAGAACGCATTCTGTCTGATTCATAATCATAATCTTCCTCTGCGGCTTTAAGAGCATCTTCGTGATCCGCACCACCTGGCTTAACCATGTCTGTGGCAAATTCGTCATCCACTTTGTGATTGCCATTGTATTCTGATTCGCCTCTTAATGAGTTTGGATCAACTTTGCCATTTACAACTTTGTAGTGCAGTGTGCCGTGGGCCATCTCGCCATCGTCACCTGTGAATTCATAATCCATAGACATTTCTTGATCTGTTTCAGGATTTTCTTTTTGTACTTCACCTTGTCTTAATTTGTCGAAATTCTTTTTCAAATAAGCCATTGCCGCTTTGGCATCACTAAATTTTTCTACTGACTTCTCGTCTTTGTCTAATATATCATACACCATTTTACCATCTTTGCCTTGATACATTGACACATAAGGTTTGATGTCTTCAAATGTTATTGCTTCGTTTGGTTTATCACCTAGCCAATTCATTACTACTTCGCCTCTGTATGCTTTACCGTCTATCTCTTTAGATCCTGAATCATCTGGACGGAAATCAACCTTTGGTGCTAAATTTTTACTTTGTACATAATCTTGAAGTGTTTTTTGTATGTCCTCGGCTGAAAGTTCCGGGTCAGCATAAAGTTCGCCTATCACATAAGGGTCTTCATCAGAAACGCCATCTGCATTATCACCACGTTGCACAACAAAAATACCATCTGATATTTCCGTTTCAGCATCACCCATTTCTTTTACAGTACCTTCAGTTTTCATGTCACCTGTGTCAATTTTAGAAACCAGTGTAGGATCTTTTTGTGATACATAATCCATTATCATT